AGATACACTGCGGCGTTAGCACGTTCAATGGCTTACACTAAACAAGTGAAAGCGGCTAATGTTCTTAACAATGCATTCAGTTCAAGTTTTGTTGGAGGAGATGGTAAAGAGCTTTGTGCTACTGACCACCCTTCACTAGCGGCAGGCGATTTATCTAACGAATTGGCTACTGCGGCTGACCTTTCTGAAACTTCACTAGAAACAGCAATTATTGCAATTGGTGGTTTTGTGGATGACAGAAATATTCCAGTTGCTGTACAAGCTCGTAAGATGATTGTACCAAAAGACTTAGCATTTACTGCTCAGAGAATTCTGAAAAGTGAATTAAGAGTTGGAACTGCTGATAATGATGTAAACGCAACAAGAAGCCTTGGATTACTTCCGGGTGGATATGCAGTTAACCATTATCTAACTGATACAGATGCATTCTTTATCTTAACAGATATGACTAACTCTGGATTTAAAATGTTTCAAAGAAGACCTTTAAAAACTTCTATGGAACCAGATTTTGAAACAGGAAATATGCGTTTTAAAGCGTCTGAAAGATATTCTTTCGGATTCTCTGACTGGAGAGCCGTATTCGGTTCACCGGGAGCGTAATAAAGTACAAATGGGAGGGGGTTTTTACCCCCTCTTATATTATTTCTAGGATTAATTAATTATATCAACTGCCCTAGCAGACAATCGTAGAAGCGATGATATAATTTAACTACGGAGAAAATAAAATGGCTAATACAACTTTTAGTGGTGCAGTAAGGTCAAAAGCAGGATTTAAAGTAATAAACGAAGATTCTTCTACTGGTGCAATCACAGAAACAGGAGTTAATATTAACTCAACTGGACAACTAGTTTCATTAGGAACTAGAAAAATACAAACTTTTGCAATAGATTTATCTAGCACAAATGCGGCAGCAACAACTTATGCTGACAATGATGTTTTGGTAGAACTAGGTGAATTAAATACAGACCACCCAGATGCTTTAGTAACAGCAAGTAAATTCTTTATTCATAAAGTAGTTCTTGGTATTACAACTGCGGCGGCGAGTGATGCTAACTCTTTAGCTAACTTACAATTAAGTGCAACATCTGGAACAGCTACAAACTCTGGAATATCTTCTGGAACAGAAATAGTAGGTGCAGGTGTAGCATCGTTCAACCCAAGAATATCTGCTACTGATGCAGTGACTGAAATTGATATTGATTTAGATGCAACTGCGGGAACTTATCATGTATTCGCTCCTAATATTACTGCGGCTATAGCAAGTAAATACTTATACTTAGGTGCAGGTTCTACTTGTGATACAGCTTTAACAGCTTTTCGTGGAACACTTGAAATAGAGTATTCAGTATATTAACAATAACAGCTAGGGTGTAACAGCCCTAGCTTTTTTTTAGGATAAAGTATGCACATATGTGAAAAATTAGCTTTATTAATTATAATTATTAAAAAAGAAACAGAAAAAATTTTTATTGGAGGTAAAAAATGGCAGATGCAGTAACATCACAAATTATTGGTGATAATGTAGGTGCTAAAAGTATTTTAGTAAAACTTACTAATATATCTGATGGTAGTGGTGAAAGTGCGGTAGCAAAGGTTGATGTTTCTACTTTAGCAAAAGATTCTAATGGTGAGTCTTGTTCAAGAGTAGCTATACAAGAAATATATTATGATATTTTTGGTATGAGAGTTGACTTATTATGGAACGCAACTTCGAATGTTGTATGTAAAGTATTAGGTGCAAATGGAGCATTATCTTCTCAAGGTTATATAGATGTAAAAGAATTTGGTGGTATTACAAATAATGCAGGTTCTGGAATTAATGGTGATTTATTACTAACAACTACGGGACACACAGATGGAGACCACTACACTATTATTTTAAAATTAAGTAAAACATATTAGGATAAAATATGGCAACTTCTGGCACTCGTACATTTACACTATACGTTAATGAAATTATTGAGGAGGCTTATAGTCGAATTGGTGGTGAAACTATAACAGGAAAAGAATCTTCATCTGCAAGACGAAGTCTTAACCTTTTGTTTAAAGAGTGGAGTAACAGAAGTATACAACTTTGGAGTGTTGGAGAATCAACTCAAACACTTACTTCTGGCACAGCAAACTATACATTAAATAGTTTTACTATAGATGTAGAGGAAGCAGTAATATCGGTCACTAACGCAGATGGTACTAGAACTGATTTTGAAATGGAAAGAATAAGTCGTGATGATTACTTACGAATTCCAGATAAAGAAACTAGTGGTAGACCAAGTCAATATTTTGTTGATAAACAAATAACACCAGTTATTTTTTTGTATCCAACACCAGACAGTGCTGATACATTTAGATATAAAGAAAGAAAAGCTCTAGAAGATATTACAGCCGCAACTGAATCAGTTGATATTCCAAATAGATTTTTGCCATGTGCAATTAGTGGTTTAGCTTATTATCTTTCATTAAAAAGACCACAAATTGAAATGCAAAGAAGACAAGAATTAAAAATGTTGTATGAAGAAGAATTTCTAAGAGCAATGCAAGACAATAGAGAAAAAGTTGATTTAAAAATTACACCAGATTTAAGGTATAGTGTGTAATGGCTTTTGCATCGGGTAAATATGCCAAAGCTATATCTGATAGAAGTGGAATGGCTTTTCCTTATAAAGAAATGGTTACAGAGTGGAACGGTTCTTTTGTACATAAATCAGAGTACGAAGAAAAGCACCCACAATTAGAAACAAGAAAACATACACCAGATGCACAAGCATTAAAAAATGCCAGTGCTCCTGTTGTTTTACAACCATCAGCACAAATTGAAAATGGTGTTGTTTCTAGTTTAATGGCTACACTTGGTGTAACAGAAGGTAAAAAATTTGTTGGTACATTTACATCAGCAAATGCAACTCCTAAAGCAACAGCCTTGACTTTAACCGCAAGTTTAGGTAGTGAATCAGTGAGTGTCAGCTAAAGCAAACATATTTGTTGCAACGCCGTGTTATGGTAGTTGGTTAAGTGAAGATTACTTTCATAGTATTCTTGATTTACAAAATTTATGTAGAGAAGAAAACATAGCATTAAGAATACAAACTTTAGGTCAAGAGTCTTTAGTTACTAGAGCAAGAAATACTTTAGTAGCAAATTTTCTTGATGATAAAGATGCTACTCATCTTTTGTTTATTGATGCAGATATTGGTTTTGATGCTAAACTATTATTAAGGTTTTTAGATTTTGACCAAGAAGTAATTTGTGCTCCTTATCCTATGAAAATGATAAATTGGGATGGGATACCGGACTTAATAAAAGATGGTAAAGATTATAAAGATTTAAGTTATCCTTATGTGTTGAATTTTGCAGATAAAGAAAACATAAATGTAGAAAAAGGTTTTGCAGAAGTTTTAGATGGAGCAACAGGTTTTATGTTAATAAGACGCTCCTGCTTAGAAAAAATGAAAGAGGAGTATAAAGATTTACATTATATTACTGACCAAATAGTTAATGGTAAAGAGTATGATTCAGATAATACTTACTTATTTTTTGATACGATGAAAGATGAAAATGAAAGATACTTATCAGAAGATTACGCCTTCTCAAGAAGATGGCAAAAAATTGGAGGAAAAATTTGGGCAGACCTCGGCTCCAGTCTCTCTCACTTTGGAGGGTATAGATTTGAAGGTAAACTCTGGAAACATTTTAACTTCAAAAAAGATTAAAAACGTAACAGTTCCTGTAAAGGGATTATCATTCAAAATAGGAAATAATTAAATGGCAGACGCAATAGTAAAGCCAGTTAAAATGGCAATAATTAAAAATCCAGTAAAAGGATATATTAGAAATATGTCATCAGAAGAAATTAAAAAATACGAAGAAAGAGAAGAACGTCTAAAAAAAGAAGGTAAAAAATAATGGCAGATGATGCAACAGTAACACTTACAGCAACTATATTACCAGACGAAATAGCTAAAACTATTTCTGGTAGTATGACAATTAGTCCTGCTGATGCAAATGATAAGTGGTATTATAAACTTACAAGCGTTTCTAATTCAAGTACAGATTTAATTGCAGGATATTTTACAGACTACACTGCTGTAGATGATGATACAGCACCAACTGCTGTTGCTACAGGAGATAAAGTTAATTTTTTATTTATTAAAAATACTGATTCTTCTAATGATGTTTACATTGTTTTAGATGCAGGAACAGCTTCTACTTCTGTAACTGATGGAATTAAAATAAAGGCAGGTCACTCTTGGTTTGCAAATTTACCAAATACAACTGTTGCTGATATACACGCAATATCGTCATCATCTACTGTGACGTGTGTAGTAGCGGCATTACTGGATGATGTAGGATAATCTATGGCAACAATGACATATGCAACTCTAACCCAAGACCTTAAAGATTGGATGGAGAATGATGGAACAGAATTTTCTAACGAAACAGATAATTTTATTTCTTTAGCAGAACAACGTATAGCAAGAGATATTGAGCCTTATGCTTTTCATGAGTCAGCTAACACAACATTTAATGTTGGGGACAGATTTATAAGTAAGCCAATTGATGCAAAAGTTATTTTTCATTTTTTATATATAGACTCAAGTGGTAACAGAGTTTTTTTAGAAGAAAGAACAGATGAGTTTATTTATGACTACTGGCCTAAGTCATCAACAACAGGAACGCCAGTGTATTGGGCTAACTACAGTGATACAGCAATACTTGTAGCACCAACACCAAGTGCCGCTCTTTCAATTGAAATGACATATGCAAGAAGACTTACAGAACTGTCAAGTTCTAACACAACCAATTGGTTAACAGAAAATGCACAAGATTTAATTTTGTATGGAGCATTAATGGAGGCTTGTACTTTTTCTAAAAATAGAGAAGATTTAGCTATCTATACACAAAGATATCAAGCGGCTGTAGAAGCAATTAATAATCAAACTAGACGTAGAAGAAGAGACGATTACTCTTCGCCATCAAATGTGATGGGAGAAAATACATTAAAACCAATGAGTACATAGGAGAAATTAAATGGCAATAACACAAACATTAACAGATACATTTAAACAAGATTGTTTAGATGGTGGACATAACTTAGGAAATGGTGGAGATACTTTAAAAATAGCATTATACACATCAAGTGCATCTTTAGGTGCAACGACATCGGCATACACAACTTCTAATGAGGTAAGTGGAACAGGATACACGGCAGGAGGTGCAACACTTTCAAGTCAAGCTGTTTCCTATGACTCTTCAAATAATGTTGCGTTTTTTGATGCGGCCGACCCAAGTTTTACATCTGCAACTATTACAGCTAGAGGAGCTTTAATTTATAATAATAGTAAATCAAATGCATCTATTGCAGTATTAGATTTTGGTTCTGATTTTTCTTCATCAAATGGAACATTTCAAATTCAATTACCAACCGCCGCTCACAATACAGCGTTAATTAGGATTAGTTAATGGCTTCTGGTACTGCCGGATACAACGCAAGTGCGTATGGAGATAACGGTTGGAATGATGGGGCAGTATTTGCAGAAACAGGTATAGCGGCAACTCTTGCTCTTGGTAGTGAAACTGCATCTGGTGGTGCAACAATAAATCAAGTTGGTTATGATAATTTAAGAATAAGTGTTGCAGATTTATCTGCTGATATTACAGGAACAGCATCTGTAAATACAATTACAGGTGTAAACAGCACACTTTCTACTGGAAATGTAAGATTATGGTCTCTTGTAAATACAACGTCTGGAGGAACAGAAACGTGGACAACAGGAACAGCGAATTAAGGAAATATTATGTCTAATTATACACAATTAGGTTTTGTAAAACAAACCGATGGAGAAAACACAGGAACGTGGGGTGATGTACTAAACGAAAACCTTATTGATTTATTGGATGATGCTATTGGTGGATATGTCGAAGTAAGTGTTGCTTCTGGTAATGTAACTTTAGCTTTTGCTGATGGAACAGCAGATAACAATGGAAGACACGCAGTAATTAAATTTACTGGTTCTCCCGGCACAACAAGAACAGTTACCTTTCCAGATAAACAAATAAATTATTTTATTGTTAATGGTTCAGATAGTTCAGTAATTTGTACTTCTGGTAGTGGAGCGGCTACGGTCACTATTCCAACTGGAATGAAAGATGTTATCTACATAGATGGCAGTGATGAAATTCACAGTATGTTTAGCACTCCAAGTTTATCATCCTCTGGTAATTTTACTGTAGATGCAACAACAGATATTATTCTTGATGCTGATGGTGGAGATATATTTTTTAAAGACGCAGGTACTACTTTTGGTAGTGCAACAAATACTTCTGGAAATTTAATAATTAAATCTGGAACAACTACTGCTTTAACTTTTAGTGGAGCAAACGTAACAGCCGCAGGAAATTTAACAGTTGATGGTAACTTAGATGTCACTGGAACTTTAGACCTAAGTGATTCAAATTTTACTAATGTTGGTTCTTTACAATTAGACTCAATTGCAGGTGATGGAGATACTGATACATCAATTACATTTAGTGGTTCTGATGTTATAACTATTGCGGCAGGAGGGAGTAATCAAGTAACATTTACAGATGGTGCAATTGTTCCTTCTACTGATAATGATATAGATTTAGGTACAAGTAGCGTTGAATTTAAAAATGCGTACTTTGATGGTACTGTAACAGCAGATGCTTTTGCAGGGCCTTTAACTGGTGATGTAACTGGTAATGTATCTGGAACTGC